GTACCCCCATGTCTACAGGCATGGACGGTGACTTTGACACAGGTAACGTTCGTTACAAAGCCCGTGAGCGTTACAGCTTCGGCGTGTCAGATCCTTTGGGCGTGTTCGGTTCACCCGGCGCTTAATATTTCTTAGGAAATATATGAAGGGGGGCCTTGTGCCCCCTTTTCTTTTGTTGTATATTGCTTTTAATCCGGGCTTATCCGGTGTTCTGACAGTCCCGGCTGACGACATGCAGACAGAACACCACAACTTGCATGTAAGGAATACATCATGGCACGTACTACGTTTCAAGGCCCAGTTCGTTCATTGGGCGGCATTTATCAACAAGGCCCAGCGACTGTTGTTGATATCACCACAAGCACCACATTAAGTCCAGAAGCTCACGGCGGTCGCATTATTGCGGTTGGTGGTTCTTTGGCAGCAGCAGTCACTTTGACTTTGCCAGCTATTAACGTATCAGCAAACTCTGTTACATCTGGCCCTGGTCAAGACCCAAGCACCGCCAACAACGAAGGCGTTGTGTACACAATCTGGGTTCCTACTACCATTTCTACTAGCTCGTTGAAGATTGGTACAACTTCTGGTTCTGGCGATTTGTACGTTGGCACTGTGATATCTGTTGATTCAGACTCATCTGGCGCAGTTGTTGGCTTTACTGCCAACGGCTCTTCCAATGACTTCATCAACTTGAACGGTACAACCACCGGCGGTGTTGCAGGCACATGGATTCAAATTGTCGCAGTTGCTGCTGACAAGTACATGGTGACTGGAAACGTTATTGGTTCCAGCACTGTCGCTACACCCTTCGCAGATTCCTAATCAACCCAAGGGGCTTCGGCCCCTTTTTTAAAGGAGATTGATTATGATGCAAACGGACGTTAAATCGGGCCACCTTAACAACTCAGGTTTTATTGTTTTGGGGCGCAATAGGCTCAAAGCTGTTTCTATAGTTGGTACAGCTAATGCTGGAACACTAGACATTTTTGATACAACTACAGCACCCGTTGCTGCAACGTATTCAAGAACTGCTGCGGTTATTACTGTTACCAAAGTAGCCCACGGTTTGGTTACTGGCAATGTAGTTGGTATTACCTTTGCAACAGCAAGCGGGTCATCTGGCACAAACGGTAATTACACAATTACACGCACAGGCGCAGATACCTTCACAGTTACAGACATTAACTCTGGCAACATTGCTGGCGGAACAGTAGCCGCATACGCATCTTTATGGCTTGCTAGTTATGACATTGGCGCAGGTGACTTGTTTGGTAATTTTGCGTTGATTCCCGGAGAAGGGATACTGGTTAGAAACGGCATCTACTTAAGTATGTCTAACATAACTTCTGCGAACATTTACTATGGCTAAGTCACCAGCATGGCAGAGGAAAGAAGGCAAATCCGAGAAGGGCGGCTTGAACGCCAAGGGTCGGGCCTCCGCGAAAGCGCAAGGTATGAACTTGAAACCTCCCCAGCCGGAAGGCGGCTCACGGCGCGACTCCTTTTGTGCAAGGATGAGTGGCATGAAAAAGAAGCTAACCTCTACCAAGACAGCCAACGATCCAGATTCACGGATCAATAAAGCATTGAGGGCTTGGAATTGTTAGATCTAAACACCGCTTGGTCTGCCATCCTATCTTTGGTGATTGGATTGTTAGGCTACATGATGAATGAAAAGTTTAGGGAGCTTGCTCGTATAAGCATTCTTTTAAACAAAACACGCGAGGAGGTTGCCCGTGATAACGTTACTCAAGCAGAAATTGACCGCATTTCAAACCACATTGACCAACGTTTTAATAAGCTTGAAGCAAAAATTGACCAGCTTATTCAAAAAGGGTGACTAATTATGGCGGCGCCTTTACTTGGACTTGTTAGTTTACTAGGGCGTGAGTACGCTAATTCACAGCCTACGGTGAAACAACGGGATGATATTCTGAAAGTGCTTAGTCCTCAAACGTACTACGGCGATCAGCTTATTCAGTACCTTGCAAACAAGTTTAGTCCAACACTAGGAAGCGGTTTAAAAGATGCTCAAGTTTTGTCCGATCAGTACGCAGTGCAGCCTTATTACGAAAACCGCCCAGAAAATCGATTGTCTGAAGAAGAATACGATCAGCAAATGGCGGAGTTAAGCGCACAAGTAAACAGGCCGGGAAATCTGGAAAATTTTGAAGACCGCGTACGGGATATAAATTACGGTACCCTTAACCAAAACGTTTCCCAATACGTTGGGCCATTAGAAGAATACGATCAAACACGCTTAGATACTGAGTACGATTTTGCAAATAGCCTTAGCGATTTTCAGCCCGGACTTAACAGTGATGTAAGTGATTTAGGCGAAATGACTATTACTGACCAAAAGTCGTCCGATTATCAACCAGCTCCTACCAGTAATTTTCTTCAAACGGTCATGGCGCCGCCCGTCGGTGTTGATAGTAATAAAGATTTTTTAGACAATTTGAATGGAAATATAAGTAGTCCAGTTGGCGCTTCTTCTGATTCTGTTGGGTTTACTACACCTCCATCAATGCCAGACTATAGCCGTGCATATAGTGCGCTTGGTGGCGCAGAATCGGTGAGCAATTTACGGGATCAGTTATTAGGAATGGGTATCAGTGAAGACATCATTGGCTCCGCGTTTTCTGCTTATTACGCACCCGAAACAAGCAACGAAGGAATCAAATCTATTTTTTCACAAGATGGTTACCGTAATGGTGGATTTCTTCACCGAGGTGGCCGATAATGCCAAGCGTAAGCAAGAAGCAACATAATTTCATGGCAGCGGTGGCTCACAACCCAGCGTTTGCTAAGAAAGCAGGCGTCCCACAGTCTGTGGGTAAAGAGTTTAATGAGGCCGATAAAGGCCGTAAATTTTCTAAAGGTGGCGATATGAAAAAGATGAACATGGGTGGCTATGCAGATGGCGGTATGCCAATGGTTATGAAAGATGGACAAAAGGTTCCAGCTTTCGCCGCTGACGGTAAAGGCAAAATGGCTAAAGGCGGCATGGCCCACAAAGATGTAAAGATGGACAAAGGCATGATGCAGAAGGCTGTGAACAAACACGAAGGTCGTTTGCACAAAGGTGAATCCATGACCAAGCTGGCTAAAGGCGGCGTGGCCCCATCCAAAATGGGCTCAGTAAAAACATCTTCTAGCCGCGATGGTATTGCTACTAAAGGCAAGACCAAAGGCACCATGATTAAGATGAACAAGGGCGGCATGCCCTGCTAAGGAATTATTATGCCAATGACACCAGCAGCTGCAAAGCAATACAAGCCTCGTCGCACACCAGGTTCTGCAGATGATGTGATTTATCCAGAAACACGCGCCAAAATGGAAGAAGCGAAGCGCGATGTTGAAGATGAAAAAGCCCGTGCAAAAATTAAAGCTATGGGCTACGCTGGCGGCGGTAAAGTTGCTTCAGCTTCTAAACGTGCTGATGGTTGTGCTACCAAGGGTAAAACCAAGGGCTCAATGATCACCATGTACGGCGGCGGGAAGTGCTGATATGGCAGCCTCAAAAACTTCAGTAGTTAAGTCTTTAAAAAAAGCTGGATTTTATGAGGCAGCAAAACCCAAACGTCTAAGCATTATTAATAAAGTTACAACCAAACCTCAGCGGATCGAGATGGTTGATAAATTGTTTTTAGCTAAGAAAACGTCTAAAGGAAATACAAAATGATGGCATGTCGTGGTATGGGGGCCATTTCTCCCAGCAAAATGCCCAAGGGTGCAACTAAAGAGCGCCGGGACGATACAGACTTTACGCAATATGCTGACGGCGGCGGTGTTGGCTTGTATGCCAACATTAACGCTAAGAGAAAACGTATCGCAGCGGGTTCTAAAGAGAAGATGCGTAAGCCTGGTTCTAAAGGCGCGCCTACTGCTGACGCTTTTGTTCAATCTGCAAAGACTGCTAAAAAATGACCACTACCGGCACCACGCTCTTCAATATGGATTTCACGGAAATCGCGGAAGAGGCGTGGGAGCGCGCTGGCCGGGAAATGCGTTCTGGTTATGACTTGCGTACAGCACGCAGGTCTATGAACTTGATGACCATTGAGTGGCAGTCTAAGGGTATCAATATGTGGACCATGGAGCAGGGCATCATTAACTTGACGCCTGGTCTAGCTACATATGCTTTGCCTACAGATACGATTGATTTGTTAGAACATGTAATACGAACGGGATCAAACACCGCATCCACCCAGGCTGATTTGACTATTACACGCATTAGCGTTTCTACCTATGCAACGATACCAAACAAGTTACAACAGGCGCGACCGATTCAGGTATGGATCCAGCGGTTATCTGGCGAGACAAATCCTACAAATGCTGTGCTTGATGGCGCGATCACCTCAACGGCCACCACGATCACGCTTAACACGGTGGTTGGATTAGCCGGCGCTGGGTTTATTCGTCTGGGTACAGAAGATATTTACTACACCTATGTATCCGGCAATACGCTGGGCGGTGTATTCCGTGGCCAGAACAATACGACTGCTGCTGCACAAGCAGATGGCACGGCGGTGTTTGTGCCGCAACTTCCAGCTGTGACCGTGTGGCCCACACCTGATAACAGCACTACGTACCAATTTGTTTATTGGCGCCTACGCCGCGTTCAAGACGCTGGGGCAGGTGTTAGTACTGCCGACATGAATTTCCGCTTCCTACCGTGTTTGGTGGCCGGCTTGGCGTATCACATTGCCATCAAAGTACCGGAACTAATGCCGCGTATTGAAATGCTCAAACAAATTTACAACGAAACGTTTGATATTGCTGCGGGTGAAGATCGTGAAAAAGCTGCCGTGCGGTTTGTTCCAAGGCAAATGTTTATAGGTGGCTCCTAATGGGTAATCGGTTTGCATCCGGCAAGATAGCGATTGCTGAGTGCGACCGCTGCGGGCAGCAGTTCCGGTTAAAGAAGCTCAAGACAGAAATTATTAAGCAGCGCAAATATGAGTTGTTGGTTTGCCCTGAGTGTTGGGACCCAGACCAGCCGCAGTTAATGTTAGGAACGTTTCCTGTAGATGACCCCCAGGCACTACGCAACCCGCGTAGGGACACAACGTATGTAACGTCTGGCGTTAATGTTGCTGGTAATTTATCAGGTGGTTCACGGGATATTCAATGGGGCTGGGCACCTGTAGGCGGGGCCAGTTTAAATGACGCGGGATTGACACCAAACTACTTGGTGGCAACCACATTTGTTGGTACAGTAACGGTATCTTAAGGAGCTTAGAATGGCATACACACGATCAGCCGACGGCATCGCTAAAAAAGGCAAAACCGAAGGTAAAAATTTGGGCAACAGCGGCCCTACATCTAAAGAAATAATGGGCGGCAAAGGCAAAGGTAAGGGTAAAACCAATGCCGATATGTTGTCTATGGGACGTAACTTGGCAAAGATTGCCGCACAGAAACGAGGCTAATCATGGCTACATTTAGCAAAAAGATGATGGGTAAAGAAGTTGGCGATGCCAAGGTCTACGCTACGCCCCATACGATGACGGGTAAAGTAGTTACGGCCTCTACTAACCCTGGCTCTGGCCCTGACCACAGTGATGCCGGGACGGTCAATATGGCCGTAGGTAACGTTTATCGCCGTCCCGCACCAGCAGCTAAAACGTCTGGCATTAAAATGCGTGGCGCAGGTGCTGCGACTAAAGGTGTAATGTCTAGAGGCCCAATGGCTTAAGGTTTAAACGATGGCACTGACATACGCCCAACTCGTGGCTGCGGTAGTTGACTACACGCAGAACACGTTTGACACGACTACGATCAATACAATGATCAAGCAGGCGGAGCAGCGCATCTATAACACGGTGCAGATTGCCAACTTGCGTAAGAATGTCACGGGCGTTATG